CTGTGCTTCAGCTTGTGCCTTAGCCATAGCTAACTGTTCAGGAGTACCACCGTATTGAGCTGTCCGAATACCACCACGCCCTTGTGCCTGCAAACGCTCTTCTAAAGCAAGACGCTGTCTTTCTTCTTCTGGAGTTTGCATAGCTCGTAGTTGATTGTAGATATCCTGTTGTCTTCCAACCTGATTCATAGAACCTAAACCAGCAGCAGACTGACCAGCCAAACCAGCGTACTGAGAACGTAGAGCTTCAATGTCTTGAGGAGCAGACAGACTTTGTAGACCTTGTTGTCCACCCATTAGAGCTTGCTGTGTTATTCCTTCTAAGCCAGTAGGTTGTCCGTACTGTCCTGCTTGTTGTCCGAACATATCACTAAAAACACTTCTCTGTGCTTGCATTCGAGGGTCTATTTGTCCAACTTGCCCCAGAAAGCCCTGAGATTGCCCGTAAGCCTGATTAGACATTTGTCCATACAGTGGGTTAGCTGGTTGCCCTATCTGTGCTGAGAGGTTACCAGCAGCCCCAAACATGTTGTTCTGTATGGCTTGTTGTTGAGGACTAAGCTGCATACCAAACCCACCTTCGGGTGTAGTAGTTAGACTGCCTGTTCCTCCGGTTACCGTAAACGGTTTAAACTGAGCCATTTCAGCGGCTGTACCACCAACTTGAGCAGCACCTGTCTGAGCAGCACTACCAGCATCTAAAAGTGCTTGTCTTGATTTCTCAATACCTGTAATCTGTGCGCCCGTAGATAGTAAATTATCAAGAAAACCCATTAGTATGTACCTCCGGTAATTGTACCGGCAGTAAGTGTACCAGTGACTGTTACTGTTGATGCTGTTACCGTACCTGTAAAAGTAGGACTAGCAATGTTGGCTTTGCTGTTGTTAGATGCTTGAATATTATCAAACTCAACCCCAAACTCACTGCCTTTAATAATCTTCAACGGGTTGCCAGTAACTAAAGCATCCTTAGAAGCAAAGTCCGTTGTCTTAGTATAATTTGACATTTATAACATCCTTCCTATTAGTGCTTGTATATTCATTTCTTGTAGAGAGATTGGAACACCACTTACGGTGACTGTTAATCCTAAAGTAACTACATTGCCACTACCTGATGGTCTGACTTTCTTTCTGTCTAAAATAATAGAGGCTCCATATTCAGATGTAGGTACATTAAATTCAGCTACGTTGAACTCAGCGAGTAAAGAGTTTTTTAGAGTTATGACTTCTTTTGTATATGCTTGTGTGTAGTCGTAGCCCCAGTTAACTGTTACCTGTGTATTCTGACCACCGATAAATGTCAAGTCTAATTCTTTAAGTATCTTTAATCTTGATGAGTCACCAAAGTCAAGAGGATTGGTAAAGTAATTTACTTGATACGGTGATGTAACATCTAGATAACCTGAGTAAGTATTGATACCATCTACATTGCCCATATAGAGAGTACCGTCAATTGCTCTAGCAAAAGATCGTAAACTTATCCCTGTCCAAACAGTAGCTCGATGGCTCCCATCTTCTAACGGAGTCCTCATATCAAAACAATAAACAACACTAGAAGAAGGAAAAGAAATTAAGTAAAACGCTTCTTCAGGACTGTATACAGATTTAATTCCGTTTGTTTGTAGGTTAGCTATGTGGAGTAAATCATTACGTACATTCTTACTGATGTCTCTAACTGGAGAAGACTTCTCTTGAATTACTCTTCCTAAACTACGTACACCCTCATTAGACAGGAAGAACAAATCAGTACCTACATTCTGTATACTGTCTCTGTGTTTACATCCTACGTTGGCTATGGTATCCGACAAAACCATATTTGCAGGAGACTCGGCTCCCGAATAAATGACAATAGAAGTCTTACCAAAAATAACTAAAAATCCATTGTGTGCGGCTAATCCTATAACTTCGTCGTAACCTGTAGGCCAAACTTTAGATAAACTTAAAGAGCCTGTAGTTCCCCCTAACCACTTAGTTCCATCTAAAAGGTCAGACCAATAAATAGTATTGGGATCACCTTCTACATCTGCTACCCAAAGTCTACCAAAAGCAGCTAATACCTCATTACCTTGTGGAGGTATTCCTGTACTATGATCATGCCCTTCTACTGTGGTTATAACCCCTTCGTGATCTGCATAAACTAAGGGTTCGTTTCCTTTTTGAAAGAAGTAACAATGATTAGTAAAGTTAACAATTCTCCACTCATTTCCAACTATAGTTGTTCCTACTGGAGTTACGTCTACAAGGGTAGTAGTGCCTGTAAATATTTTATTATTACCTGCTGAAAAAATAATAGAAACACCGTCTTCATTTACAAACTCTGTAATCGTACTTAAACCATTACTTGTACCTAATATTTCTGAATTGGTAGTTAAAAGTTCACGTCCTTTACGTGCGCCTATTCTACCGTATTGATCTATTACACAGTTATCTGCAATAGACGCAAAAGAATTATCTAAACTCAAGGGAGAGTCTTGTGTATTTAACCCCCTAAAGCCCGGAGCAGCTACTGTTATATTCTGTAGAGGAGAAGACATAACTATATAACCCTAAAGATAAGGTCTTCTGGGTGTCTATTAGCATCTAAAGCAATAGCATCTGAAAGGAAACTATCGGCTATTGCAAAGTATTCAGCAGTGCTTGTTCCACCAGTTTCTCCTCTCTCTCTAGCAGCTAAAGCTACTGCTGCCTGAACAACAGGACGGGAAGGGATAACTAATTGATCTGTGTCTTCAACTAAATCAGGGTTCCTTAAGATACAGTTAAAACGTAATGCAAAGACAGCATCTGGAATAGGGTAGATGTCAACTAAAGTATCTCCGTTAGAATCTACACCATTAAAGCTGTAGTAGGTAGGCGAGCCTGTCGTTGGTGTCTCATTTAAGAATACATTGTTCATCCACGTTGATGGGCGATAAGTCATAAAGTTATTAGACGTATCGTTGATTACATCCAACATCTTTATATTATTCTGACTACCAGTTAACGCATAGTTAAAAATATCCTCAGACGTAGTCACTGTCAATGTAGTCCTAAGTGCTGACCAATCGTGTGAATCCTCTACCATACTCTTACTGTCGTTAACAAAATCACCAATCATGGCAGAGTATGCAGTTTCATTTACTGAACCTACCTCTGTTATACGCAGCCTTCTGAGAACAGCGTTTACTAATTCTAAATACGTCATATAGCTTGCATCCCTCTTGGGTTGTACTCTAGTGGTTCAAACGGTTTAACTCTTTCAAGTTCTTCCAATTCAAAACCTAAATCAATCTCATCTAATTTTTTGTTGGACATTAAAGAAGCTCTTGGAACAGGCTGACCACCACCACTAATGTTAAAGTTTAAAGGGTTCCTACCGCCACTATAATTTACATTGGGCATATTGATATTTGGTAAGTTTACATTAGGGAGGTTAATGTTAGGCATATCAATATCATCTATAAAGTTATCTAGCTGGTTAATAGCATCGTAGGTACTATCTAACACATCATCAACAACATCTACTACAGGTTCTGTAACAGCTTGTATTACGTTACCAGTGGCTTTAGCTACGTCACCTACAGCCCCTACTACAGGCTTAACTACTCCTCTGTTTATAGCACTGCCAGCCTCTACTATAGGATCTGCAACAGTCTTAGCTGTTTCAATAAGAGGTTGTGCTGCATCATCTATAGCTGAACCAACAGCCCTTACTGCATCTTCAACAGCAGGCATTGTTTGTTTAATGGGTTGAAGAATAGTAGAGTCAATTGCTCTTCCTACGTCTTTAACAACAGTGCCTATTGCTTTAATAAACTCAGGAGTTTCTATACCACCTGTACCTAATCTTGATGATCCACCTTCAGTAATGTATTTACCTACACCTTTAAGAAGAGCATCATCAAAAGCTGTTCCTTTTAAAAGTTCTTTTTCTGTAGTCAACATCCCTTTAACTAAATCGTCTTGATTAATGTTAAAGCCATCTAAAACATCCTTGTTTAAACCTACACTATTCAATGCTTTTTCAGTTAAGTCTCCACCGAACTGAGAGACAACACCACCTACGATATCTCCATCAGCAACCGCAAAAGCTGTGTTTAATCCTTTTATGGATTGTTCGTAAGTAAAGGTGTTATTAAACAAACCTGTACCGGCATCTGCTGGAATTGCTGGGGTTGTTGCTGTAGCCGCAACAGCTTTAGTAGGTGCCTCTAATATCTTAGTTGCTTTTAAACCACCCATTATAGCAGAAGCATAATCTCCTAACTTAAGAGTCTCACCAGCAGCCGCTTTGTTTGCTACTTTAGCTACAGCAAAAGCTGGATTATAGAAACCCATAACTGCTGTGGCAGCAGGCATTAAAACATCATTAAAAAGACCAGCACCACCAGCTCTCGGATCGTATGCGTTAGGGGTGTAAACAATATCGTAAGAGCCGGGAGTACCACCACCTTTAGGAATACTCCACGTACCTTTTCCAGCTAAGTTAGGGTATATTTTATTAAGATCAACTCCGGGGCCGGGATTGAAGTAAACTTCGGAGCTATCGTCATGTCCTACTAATCCAGCAGCAGCAGAAGTAGATGAGTTAGGTATTTTTATACGTGCAGGAGAACCTCCCAACCTACGTTGATATTCTTGAATGTAAGGGTCATTCACAGTTCCCCCAACACCAACACCAGTAGCAAGAATGTCCCCTAAACTTCGACCTTTTGCAAGCTCTGTTTGAATGTGTCTTGCACCAGCAGTTTCATACGACTCTGGTTCAGCAGTACCACTTAAAATACTTTGAAAGTTTGGATCATCCTTTCTTGAATAATAAGCAACCTTTTCTTGTAGGGACGCATCATCCGAAAGAGGTTCTCTAGTAGATGGCCCTGCTGGATTTAATGTCGCTAATGAAGCATTAACTGTATCCATGTAGTTTGTATCTGTAACCACAGGGGTTGCAGCGGCTGTTGTAGTTGGCATAGTAACAGCAGTTGAGCTGTCGTAATTAATACCACCACCGCCAGCAGACATCATATTGTTTTGAGCGTTAAAGGCTTGTTGTTGTGCTGGTGTTATAGGTTTAGTGGAGACAGCAGCAGATAACTCAGGAGCAGCTCCAAAAGAACCAGTACCAAATAGACCAGCATCAGGAGCTAAAGATCCAATTACTTGTTGAGTATTTCTACCACTATAATCTGCTGGTTCTCTTCTACTTGTTCCTTTTGGCGGCATTACTTTTGACCCCACTTAGATAAAGCTTTAACACCAAAAGAAGCAGCTACTGCCGCACCTAAGAACCCTTTGTAGAAATCAGGCATACTCTCTAGTACCATAAAGCCTTCATGAATATAAGGAACCATAGTTGGTATAAAGGCTCCCAGCAAGGGGACACTAAGCACAAGAGTAAACCATTCATCCTTCCATGAGTTTTGTGAATTCTTTGCTTGTTGTGTTTCCCAATCTGTTGTGTTCTTAATAAGTTCGATGTCTTTTTCATGAGTAGCTTGTTGTTTTGCTTTTTTATTATCCAACCACGAAGAAGCTAGACCTACAACTCCTGATATGATTTGAGGTAACATGGTTTAAGGTTTCTTATTATTAAATAAGTTTTGAACAGTATCTGTTTCCCAAATCCTTAAACAAGTCCATACAATAGTAATTAAGGCTGCTAAAGGTGGAAGTACCCCAGCT